AGTCTTGCTCAGTTTTTGCAGTACCTTCCATATCAAGGTACTGACCAAAATAACCTCCAGCGGCGACGGTTTGTGTACCGTCATCCGCTTTAGGTTGTGTAAAACTTTGTTTCGGGTCTGGAGTTTGCTTAACTCTAGTTATTTGGAAACCGAAAAGTTCTGCCATTTTATATCCTCACTTTATTTGTACTAATTATTTATTCAACTATTAAGTAGTCGTTCTCGCTTCAAAGAATAGGTATCTAAACGAAACTTCAAATGTTTCAATATCATCTGTTGGTTCCATATTTAAATCAATAGCCGTTATAGAAGTTGGAAAACAACCTCTTAATGTATATGATTTAATAGTAGCACCATTTCTGTCAAGGTGGTCAACAAATGCGTCAACTTGATAATCAACAGGATTTGTTAATCCTTCGTTATCTGACATATTGTTAATACCATTTTGCCATCTTTCAAATGCGTCTCTTAATCTAAAGTTTGTATCGTTAAGTACCGTAATCGTCCAAGCTTCAAATGTTCTATCACCTGCTAAGTATATTGGTCTACCACGGAAATTAACCGTTGTAGTTCCAACAGACATTGCTGGGATGGAAGCAGTTTGACATAGGAACGCCAGTTCTTCTGTTTCTCCACCAACTTGTGCATAACCAGGAAAAGGCATAGTTACCTTAAACTGGTTTTTTCTAGCGCCGCCGCCTGCAAGTTTGGTTTTGAAGTCATTTATGTTTGCCATTTTTTATTTCTCCTCTTTACCTATTAACCTGCGACTTCTTCAAAAGCCACGCCAGTTCTTGTTGCAACGAAAGATAATGTGATAAAGTTAATGCTTCTTGCTGGTTTAATATAAATCTCAGCAATGAATTCATTTCTATCAATTACTTCGCCTGTGTTGTTAGTTTCATCACACACTACTAAAAAGTCTGTGATACCTCGTCTACCTTGTACTTCTCTTAAAAAAGGTTCTACCATATTTCTAAAACCAGCTCTAGTGAACTCATCGTTGAATTCAAATAGTTGGAATTTAGAAGCAGTAGCGATTGCCTTCTCTAATACGATAAACAATTTTCTGACATTGATTCTGTCAAACGCAGATGGAGTAGTTAATCCAGTTTTATCTCCAAACAAGATAATACCTTGTCCAGGGAATGAAACAACAGGATTGATTCTAGCTCTATATAACTCGTCTCTTTGAGTTTTATTAGGACTATATGCCAATTTAACAGCACCTCTAATAATACCTCTATTTAATCCAGCAGGACTAAACCAAGGATCGTTAGTTAGGTCTGTTCTAGCACATAAGCCAGCCATATCTCCGTTTAGTGGAACATATCTATAGACATCGTTATATCTGTCGTATGTATATTTGTAACCACTATCAAAAACTATGTAAGATGATGATTGAATTGTGTTAAAGAAATTCAATACATTTTTTGTTTGTACTATCGCAGAAGTGATGTTTACTACATCGGACCTTTCAGGACTAGCGAACACTACACAATCTTTTCTTTGTTCAGCGATTGTAATTAAATCACCGATTAAAGCAGCGGAAGCGTTTCCAGCCATTATTAATCCAACATCAACCGTTTCTGAATCAGCAAATTTTTCAAACGCAGTCTTTCTTGCTCCATCAGTAACCGTACCATCTACACCACCAGCGAAGGTTAGTGCGATAGGAGCGGTAACATCTGTATAAGCAGAAGTAGCTGCTGTTTTAGAATCTCCCCAATTAGTTCCGTTTGAGTTGTGGTCTCCCCAATAGATGAAAGATGATTTTCTAAAAACAACTTCTGCATAGAAATTGTTTGAACCACCTGCATCCTTGGCGTCTTTTGCTTTTGATACTTTTTCGTATATCTCTAATACTTCGTTTTTTGTGCCGTTAACTGAACCGTCAGCATCCACAACAACCAAGTGTAGCTCGTCATTTGTTCTTCCAGCAGATTCAACATCTGGAGATGTTCCAGGTGCTCCGCTTACTTGGTCGTAATATTGCCATCTTCGTCTTACATTAGCACCGTTTGGACAGATTGCTCCAAGTCCACCAGTACCTACTTTTTTCTTAAATGTAATATCGTTAGATGAAACATTAGTAACCTCGTATTCTAGGCCGTCATCATAGTCGTTAGTTCCTGCCGTAGATGAGAAAGATATAATGTCACCAACACCAATGTTGGTTCCACTTGCTACCGTGATTTGTGTATCGCCTACTGCTACAGCTGAATCAGAAACCGTGGTTACGCCTTCTGTTTCATAAGCAGTCGCTGAAGGACAAACAGATACTTTTAATCCATTACCCCAAGCTCCTGCTGTTCTAGCAGCAAACTCAATGCCAGAGATTCCTGTGTAAGCACCATCCGCTAAGTATGTAGAACTATAATGATCCGTGTGTCGGATCAATAGTGCTGTACCTGAATTGGTTACAGCGTTTTTTATACCAGTATTTTCTGTTCGTACAACTTTTAGGGCATTGGAATACTGAAGGAAAGATGAAGCAGTAAAATACTCTTCAAAGTTGCTTGCAGTTGGTTTTCCAAAAACACTAACAAAATCTTGTTCAGAAGAGATAAGTGTTACCTCTCCTACTGGACCTCTTGTAGAATTGAAAGCATATGCTCCAATACTAGTAGATACAGCTGGGATTATATTAGTTAAATCCTTTTCTTGTACGAGAACTCCTGGTGATACTTGAAATGCCATTAGGTTTTCTCCTCTTTATTATTTGTTTTTGTATTTAAATTTAAATACATAATTTACCTTATTGTTCAATATTCGTATTATTCATACGCCCATATTCAAATTTCTCAATTACTTATATTTATGATTAACCAAATTTATACTATTGTCCTTTGCGTACTACAGGATGCCAGACCGTTCCATATTCATCTACGGTCGGTTTGTCTTCATCTTTGGTTATACCATCATCTACAAAGCCAAAAGGTGCCATATCTTGCTCTATTAACTTCTCTTGCTCTTTGTACATTTCTGCTCGTATGTTTCTGTCTGTCATTTCCTTAAAAAACCTTTGATTTGCAACCCAACCAAGTATAACCAGACAGGTCATATAGTCGTCATTGCAACCTTCTTCTGCCTGCCAAGATTGATTTTTTCGGGTATAAGTAGACATTTCTTCTATGATATTGAAGTCATTTATAATCAGTTTATCACTTTCTATAATTGATTTTATATTAGCAGTACCCATTTTCTTTACCTGTTTTGTCATCCGAACACCTAATTGGCTTCCTCTTTGACTGAACATAGCACCTAGGATTTGACCTGCTCTACCTTTTTGTGTAGTCATTAATACATTTGGATACTCAATTTCAAAATGTAGTCCATCTGAAATCTGAGCGCCTATATCATTTACTTCAACAAGTATATGTGCATTGTCATATTGCTTACATACTTTAGCAATCATTTCTGGAAATAACATAGGTTTAATTTCATTGTCTCTAAATGTAGCAACCACTCTATAAGGTAAGTTGGTTACATCATAAACAATAAATGCTGAATAATCTTTTAGTGTACCTCTGGCAACATCAACCGTACATAGGTATGTGTTGCCTTTTACAGGTTCTTCAAAGATACTTAATCTACCATTTGTTTTAAGTGGTGTAATATACGGTGTCGCTTTTATTTTTGAGGCAGCTATTAATGTATCTATACTACCTAAAAATTCACACTCAAACTCACTAGCAAATTGTGCTTCCGATGTATTTCTAATTGTTTCTTCTTTCCATTTTGCGTCTCTACCTGGTACTTCTGACCAATGTACTTCTAATGGAATATAATTATTTTTTCCGTTCTCACTATCTATCCATAGTTTATAAAACTGATTCATTCCGTGTGGAGTTGATACTATAATTACTTTAGTTGATTTACCAGAAGTAATTGTAGGATAAACGGAACTAAAAAATTGTTCGGCAATCGTTGTAGGTACGAAAGCAAACTCGTCAAGGAATATTATATTATATGAACCACCTCGGACAGCACTTGAAGATGTAGCGGCCGCAACTATTTTACTTCCATTTTCTAATTCAATATTACCTTTGTTCCAATTTAATACACCTTGTTGTAACCATTTAGGTAAGTTTTCATAAGCTAGTTGTAATCTTCCCAATATATCTCTAGCAGTAGAAGATTTATTGGCAAGAATCGCTATACTTGAATTGGGATTAAATAACGCATAATGTAATAAGTAAGATATGATAGTTGTAGATTTACCACTTTGTCTAGGTAGTTTATAGATTGAAAACCTATTGTTGTGCATAGTATCAATCATCTTATCTTGGAATTTATAAGTTGTAAAAGGAACCAAACCTTCATCAAGCGATACAATCTTTACATAGTTTTTAATAAAGTATAATGGGTCTCCACTACACTTCGCAAACTCCTCAACCTGTTCTTTTGTGAACTCGGATTGAACACCTGATTTTTTTAGATTAGGATTACCTAAATATGCGTCATTAGTTATCATCTTTTGTCTCTATTGGTTCTAATTCATCTTGCATTTTTTCTGAAGTTGTTTTAAGTTTTTTATCTTTTAACATCTTTTGCAAGTCTGTAGTACTCCCAACAAATAAAGCATTTTTGATATTGGCAGTTGTCTTATTAGGCACCTCTTTTAATTTTGATAATTTAGCTTGTAAGTCTTGTAATTTATCAACGGTGTCTGCTACATTTTTAATTAATGCACCTGCAACTTCATATGCTCTTGGATGTTGTCCTTCTTTTGCAACATCTAATATACCTTGTATTGCGTCTTGTCCTCTCTCAATAAGATTATAATAATTCTCTCTACTATATTTGTAATCATTATCTATATCGTCCTTTTTAGGATCCTCTTTTCTAGGTACAGGAACTTTTTTCTCTTGCACCATTAATTCAGCGACAGGAGTACTTTCTTCCTTAATACCTAAAATATCATTTACTTTGTCTTCTAGTTTTCCCATTAGTCTTTACCTTCTATACTTGTTCCTTTAAAAGGATCATTTCTTGTATCTCTATTATTTTCATTAAACTCTTCTTTTTCTAATAAAGAAAAATTACAATTTAAAACAATTCTCATTTCATTTTTCATTGGATTAGCACTTGCGTGGAATCTATTTCCTTTAAACATAATACACCTATTTCTTTTTGGTGATATTCTCTTATGTATAGTTAGTTTTTTTGGTTTCTTTAGCTTATCAAATTTCTCATTAAACAAATAAGTATCGCCATCAGAATCTATTGGATAATAAATTAAAACAAAATGTTGTGCCATTTCTTCATCATCAATATGTGCTGTGTTATACATACCTTCTTTGAAATCTGGATGTGGTTGTATCATATTAAATTTTAATCTCATTATATCTTTCACTTTATAACCAAAACCTTCAACCATCATATTCAAAGCATATTTAATTGGTTCTAATCCTGGATTAACTTGTGGTCTTTGGTCTAGGTGTGAATAGATACGGTGTACCATTTGAACGGTATTAAATGTATTGTCATCTTTAACAATACCTGGATTGTTCATTTGATTTGCTAATATATCTTTAGATATTATATAACCTAATCTGTATATATTGTGTTGGAAACTATTTGCTACATTCTCTGGTAGAGCATTGTCTCTTACTAATATTTCGTCCATTATATCCTCTCATTATTATGTATCACTTCCTGTTGAAGGGTCATATTTTTTACCATCTTCAAAAAACGATATAGTTGTTGTAAATCCAAAATCATCTCCTGGTTTGGCAGTAGAAGGATTAGGAATAACTATTACTCTTTCTTCTCTTGCCTTATTAGTCATATCAGTTCCTAAATCTGATTGTACTTTTCTTATGATACCTCCATCAGTTGCAGGTCCATATAGATATGTTTTAGCAGTAAAACTCATTGTGTATATTACTGCTCTTCTGTTTTCAAACGATCCATCATAACTATCTTCGTATTGTATGTCTCCAATTATAATAGGAACATCACGCTTAATTCCTAAATCTGGAACCATATTAATTGAAACCGTATAGTCTGGTTGAAAGTATGGTACTATTTGTTCAACAATCTGTAATCCATTTTCAGCAGTTGCTGTAAATATAAACAATTTATATGTTATATTATATGGGACTGGAGTATAGTTAAAGTCCATCTTCTTTTCTTTATCAGTAGCAGTACCAGTTGTTTTTGGTTTTCTAAACTTTTGTAGTTTATTTAATTTTCTACTAGGGTCATATTCTATACCAGATATTTCAAATCCCATACGAGGTAGTACCGTTGCGAATTGTTTATCTAATAAATCAGGTTGTTGAGTTAATCTAACAATAAATTTTTCTTTTGGTGCATATGCTAATGGCACCGTAAATCTTTTAACTACTGAACCATTTGCGTCTTTTGTTTGTACAACAATTTTATTAAAAATCTGACCAAACGCAATAGTTAATCTTCTTAATCCTT